GGCTGGTCAAATTCACAAGCAAGTTCCTGCTATGATAACGAATAGACCGGGGGTTCAAGTTTGCGCCCAAATTTGCAAACTGAGATGGTTGTGGGATACCATCAAACAACCTGAACTGAACCAAGATAACGAACCGTCGGCAAGAGTAAAGAAGGTTGGGGCACCACGCTGCAGTCAAGCCGTACCACAGCACCCAACGATCCAGATCGTCGTTTTATCTATTGTTCCTCTGTTTATATTTCATTAACACAACTCGTGTGTAAACAAACCTGTCAACTGGGCACCGCGGATTACTTACGGATTTAGACGCCTTCACAGAACTAATATATAGCCACTTTAAAAGTGAGCATCGAGTGCGTACATGGACACACAAGCAGTTGTCGCAGTACCTGTCCAGGTAACACCTGACAGAGTAATGACAGACTCCACCAATGGATTGACCTTCGCAACAACGAAAGTCATGGTTGCTTGAGCTGCACCACTCAGAACCGTAGTAACTGAGTAAGTGCCACCAGCAGCAGTAATTGGTTTGAGGTCACCATTCGTAATGGCAGCCACACCAGTCCAATTGAATGTGGAGAACGAAGATGAAGTAAAATCGATGTGTATTAGAATTGGTCCACGCGTGTCAGCATGGATTTTGATTGTGTTGCTAGGCAGTAAATCAACATTTAGCTGTCCTGCCGTAACAAGTGGAGATGCAAAGAGGTTGCTCGTAGTTGGAGTGTCACATGTAACAAGCTCATAACCCCCTTGCGTCAACTCACCACGTACGACTGGCTTCTTGAGCTCAACCTCGTACGTAACCCACAAATCTCCCAACATGTTGCCTGAGGCCAATTGCCCTTGCACTGCAACAAATGTTCGTCCCAAATCATAACTCATCAACGGCTCGTTGTCTGGTGGTGTCATGCTTCGACAATAATGAATGTTGAAGGGATTCTCCTTTGGATCACATTCAATAGGATGGATAAACGGCTCACTGGGAACCGCCTCAGAAGCGCAATACTCATTTAGCATCTCTAACTTCGATGTTGGAGCACTCTCCGATGCTCTATAGGCCGTTTGAATCATCACCGTACCCAACGATGGGCTGGTGCCACTAATAGCTGCTCCTGAAGATGGTACGTAATGAAACACCACGCCCTTGAATGCATACTCTTGATACCGCGAAGCGACACCAGATAGCCAAGGGAATGACCCATCCATGGCAGGATTAAGTGGTAGCTCATACAACACGTTAAACGTGTTGGAGCTTGTGATTGGCCCAACATATTCCTTATGTCGAACAATGACTGTCTGATTGGTTGAATGCATTGAAGGTACTCCGAGTGACGATTTTAAAATCGAGTTCTGACTCACTCGGTATGCCCCAAAGCCCAACCACTTTGATGCAAGCGCAGCCAGTTGATTACCAGCAGCTCCACCCAGTTGTGGCATACCAAAGTACCCACCCAACGCGGAGCCGCCAGCAGTACCTGCAGCGCGAATCAATTGACCAACAGCCGTAATAGACTTCTTCTTCTTCTGCTTTTGCATTTGCGTCCTATTCAAATTAACGGTAACTCGACGCGTACGTGGCATTATGCAAAATTATATGTATATAAAGGTGTGATTTATATATTTTACGGGTTTAAAAGTTGAGGCATAGTGACTACATGACTGGTAACCCGTTGCACCACATCATGCCCTGGGATAAACTCTCCAAATTCATCTCCCAATCGCCACTGATCATAATAATCCTCCAATATTCGTTGCTCATCCGGGGTAATACCCCAGCTTGAGTAAAAGGATAGTCGCGCTTCGACAGTAATGTCCTCCTGCTTAACTTGCAAGTTAGAATGATATATCCTACTTGACTGATAGTAAGCCTTACGTATGAACTTCTCCGAACAGCGCAGCCCATTGCGACGCATCGCGCGCGCAAAAGCCTGAATCACCGGAACACCGGCACCCAAACTACCCTCGGCAACTCCAATCGCCATCACCCATTTTCGTAGAGCCTTCATGTTCGACACAGGTAACAAACACATTGTCGCCTTAGTAATTAGTGTTTTAGGATTCCGAATCATTTTCCACGTTCCTGATATATTACATGGTTTGGACTGGCAAAATTCGATCTGATCGAACTCATCTACAGTAGGTTCCAAAACCATGCGGAATCCCTTATCCACAAAATACTCGTCTATGCCATCTCTCCATGACTTTTCACAATGTCTGGGCATGATATAATCACAATCATCACCGTTGTTGGCAAGCTTAACTTGCACATCGGATTTCCTTGCCCAGGCATACGTCATGCTACTCATGAGTATACAGTTGCCCAACGACGTGTTGAGGTCTCCTGATGCGCGTGTACCCTTCATACGGAACCTTATGGTTCCATCTTTGAAGTATGCCTTCCCTCGGTTCATCAATTGCTGGCTCAACAGCCAGCACAATTGTTGCACTTCATCAGGATAAGCATTCATACACTCGCGATCCTCTGCAATCACTCGGTCGTAAATACGCATAGCCTCCTTCACATTGCCAACTAAGGGTGCGATGTAGAACAAATGTTCAAACCACAAAGCTACTGCACTCACATGCATGTCAAACTTCGTGGCATCGCCACCTATAGCAACTGGATCACACGTACTATCCCACAGTTCACGCATAGCCAGTGCCATCGTTTCACTGTCCATGCCTTTAAACACCACAACATCTTGATCGAATGCCTTAGCAATCGCCTCAAAGTATGCGTGTTCGTTCAACTTCAGGAATTTACCTAACGCCAAGTTGTACACTCTCGATCGCGGGTTTATAACACGCGGTGCCTTCAACAAATCACACTTTTCAAACTTCACAAACATGTTCAACATTGCATCCATTTTCGTCACCCCATCACGCCAGAACTTGTCTTCGGCTTGGAGGTAAAGATCGCGTTTGGCGCCCTTATAAGAGTTGACAATGCTATGCACGTCACTCACGGGGACCAGCTCCACGCTCTCAACCACCTTCTCTAAGAATTCCAGCATATATGGGTCAACAAATTTGGATCGAGTGGTACCTAGTGCTGGCTCAAAATGGTCGCCTACTTTGCACAAAAAGTACCTCTCGGATAGCGCCTTGTACGCCACTTCAATGTTATTGTTGAATACCCCCAAACTCGACGGTGGAGCCAGCCCTACCAGCTGCACCCACCGTCTAGGTCGCGTGATGCTCCCGTTGTATCGTTTAACTATGCCCACAGGTGTGACCGCGGCTTCCCCATCACACCCTTCGACTACCAACGGGCACCACTATTGTCTAGTGGTAGCATCGACTTTGAATCCCAAGAAGCGCAACAACCAACCACTGGTCCGTCCACGTCGCGCTCCAAAGATTTCATCGCCAGCCTTACAAGAAAAGTACGCATCAATTACCGCGGGAATATGGATATCCGCAACTTTATTGCGTGTACCAATATCTCGCATGACCTTTCGCGCTACCTTCTCGACAAGGCATCGGTTCTCAATAGAGTCATTGTTGTGTGAACCGATCTTCGAGCGTACTGCAACCAATACCTCGGAAACGAAGCGACTGCTAACCGTCAACTGACGGTCAACATTTTGTTGACGAGTGAACAAACCAGCACCACCAGGTTCGAATAACTCTACACTATCGTCAATCTCATCATCATCATCCTCAAACAAATCCGGATTGATATGATCCACTTCAGGATAGATCGAATTGTCATAGGCTGTCAGGATATCCTTAGTTCCACCCTTCATCGGTGCAAACTCTGAATTCAACTGAACTAAGTTCATGACTCGTTCTTCCTCTTCGAGATCATCAACAAGATGGTCCAACCCACAAATGGAGAAGGGCCTGATGATCCGGCGCATGTATGATTGAAATTTACTCGGACGTTTGAGGTGGTGTGCCCCATAAGCTTCGACGTGGTAATCAACCATGATGTGTTAACTAGGC